ATTTTCCTCTCTTTCTGCCCGTAGGCTTGTTATTTAAAAGAGCCGGCTACACAACGCATGGTCATGTAATCGGCTCTTAGGTGCTTTGGATTATTCAGTTGTCTTTACTGCATAGCTTATCGCTGATCTCCTTAAGCGCAGCATCTAACTTTCTTCAATTTTCATTTTCCAGTTCCGCATCGTAGAACTCATTTTCTTCCAGAATATTAAATTCATAGTTTTCTGTCTGTCTCATCAGGCATCCACCTCTTCTGTGTATACTTTCCCTGTGATCTGCTCATATTCCTCCGACGTGATCCATTTACCTACAGCATTATGTACACGGTTCTCATTCCACAGTCCTTTGTCATAGTAATTTTTTACTTTTTCATATTTCTTACTCATCCAGGCTCACCTCCATCTGCATTGCCATGTAATCAATATCTGCTCTCTGTTTATCAATGCTGTCTGTATTTTCTGCTGTTTGTGCAGCGTTTTCAGCCAGATTCTCCGATACAGCCGTTATTCGCTGTTCGGTATCATCTGCTTCTTTCGCCAGTACAACCGTTTTTATGTCTTTCTGTAAAATAATCTGCTCTAAGACTACATATCCAGGAATAACTGATGTCAACGCATCCTCGTCAGTGTAAATTTTTAACACTGCAAGTTCTTCCTTATCCGAAAAAGCGTCCTGCAGCTCCTCGCAGGTTTGGTTGCCTGTAAATTCGACATTCAGTTTTCCATCAACATAATTGATGTTATTAATTGTTAAAGTATTTTTTGTTGTTTTTAATTTCATAACATATTTCTTCCTTTTACTAAATATTCTTGACCATAAGTGCTTTTACTCTGGCAAGTGTATTACTTTTCCCGGACGATGTATTATATAACAGTACTAATACAGTTACATTTGAACCTGATACTGTTACAGTTTGAATAGTGGTTAAAGTTTTTCCGGAATTGTTATTATAATCGCAAATTACAAATCCCGTAAATGAATAGCCTGTTGGAATTGTAATAATAATTGTATCTGTTCTGGTTGCTCCTGCTCCTAACCCAGCGGCAGTGCTTGCGGCACTGACTATTTGTAATTTGGGTTCATAATTACTCTTCATCTGAGCCGCCATGCTCCCTGATACATTCGGATTTGCCTGCCTTGCATCAAGTGCATACCCTGCTACAGTTGTTGTGTTATTATTGATTACAGTTGGTATAGTTGGTTTATTGCTCAAATCATTATAACTGCCGCTAAAAGCAACTGCTTTCAGATCTGCAAACCACTTTGCGATTTTCCCGAACAAAATATTATGTTTTTCGCCGCTTTTGAGATTTTCTCTTGCGGGTGCTGCTGTAAATGCTGTGGTATTCTCTGCTGTATCTCCACCGGTTGGCACTGCACCAATATTTTCAGGAGTAAGATTAACATTTCCATATCTGTATTCTGTTTCGTTGTCACCTTTAACGCCCGTAACGGATGCTTTTGTCCAATCATACCACCTATCATTTGTATACATGCGGTAATATGTTCTGCTGGCATTAAATGTATACGCCTTTTGAATAGTGACACCACCATTTGGACATATAACCTCTAAAGCATAATATCCATTACTTATAGGCTGTGTACCGGTTGCTTCACCTGTATACACCCAGTAGATTCCACAGTTACCACTTTTTAAATCATCGACGTTGCCGCAAAATCTGTAACTGCTATTTGTATATGCATTAATAAAGCCACTTTTTTGTATAAAATTTTCTAATTTTAATTCAACATTTCCATTTTGATATTCTGCCTGTGTGGCACCTTTAACGCCAGTTACTTGCTCTTTTTGCATTTCTCCATAAATAGCCTTCGCCTGTTCACTATAATACTTTGCATTGTCAGAATCTTCGCTCTCTCTGCTCCCGGTACCGCCCACGGCATAACTCTGTGCCTTAGTTGCACTACTCGCTGCATTATTTTCAGACGTTGCAGCATTTTTCATACTGGACTCTGCCTTTGCCACTTCCACCTTGATTTTCGCCAGATAATTAGGCTCTAAATGCTTTTCCTCGATACTGCCCTCTTTGACGATGGCAGACACTTTTCCATCCTTATCAATGTAAAAAGCTACCGTATCAGAATCAAGGAACTCATACTGTGTAATCAGTGCCGACAGGTCTATGTACTGCTTTGTACCATCAATCAGAGTCAGGATAATCTGCTGTGTAGTCGGGTTATAATCGAAGTTAATCGCGATCTTCTCCATCTGCGTGTCGATTGTAATCTTGGATCCGTTCTTTTTCGTGATTGTGATAATTCCCGTCGACTCCTCGAACGTCACATCCGCAACAAGGGTTGCCACTTCCGCCTTGGTTGCTTTTGTGGTATCGAGAGTGATTACACGATCATCAATGATATCAATCGAGCCATCCATTTTATTGAGGTTTCTTTCATTGACCGGTGTTTCATCACTCGGATAATTCTCCCAATTAATAGCACTATGCGCTTTATTCATGATCCTCACTCTCCCTTTCCTTTGCAAGCTTCATCTGTTCCCGTTCTACTGTAACCTGTCGGTTTGCTTCTTCCTTGATCTGCTGCAGAATATCCTTAAACACTAGGTACTTAGCTTCGATTGGAACATCCTCGCACAAATTTACATAATTTATAATATCGTTTTCAAATTCACGAATTTTTGCATTTATCATAGAATACCTACCGTTTCCTTCAATTCTTTTATTTCTTCATGCTGTAATTGCACTGTTGCAACCAGATCAGCGATCAGTTCTGTATAATTCAGTCCGTAATACTTTTCTCCGTTACCGTTTGAGAAAATTTGAGGGCAAATATTCCATCCTTCTTCCACACTTTCCAAAACATCCTGTGCTATAAAGCCATGATGAAATCCATCCCTTTCGAAATTATAACGATACGATTTTGCTCTTAAAGAATAAATAAACTCAGATGATTGCTTTTTGCTTAAATCTAAAATTGTGTTTTTTATTCTTTTGTCAGATCCATTAATTACTCCACCTCTGAATCCACCTACTCCGGTATCTCCGTCTAAATGGATCATCATGTGGTCATTATCGTTTGCGCCTTTATGCAATGAAACCTGATTATATTGAACCGTACATTTATGAACAGGACTTTCAAGCGTCCCTTCCACTGTTCGAAATCCATCCGTTCCCATCTGTACAAGTGTTCCACTGCGTTTAAATTCAATAAGGTTTTCTACAGACTCTTCCGCTTGAATATGCATATATCCCCCGGTCATTTCCATAGAACCTTTTAATTCAAGCAGTTTTGCTTTAATTTTGATACCCTCGGCTGACTGGTTGATTTCTGAAACAACACTATCTTTCGACACCTTGGAACTAATTTCATTTGCTGTCTGAGAAATAACACTGGACGCACTTACTGATAGCTTTTTGCATTTTATTGGTCCATTCCATTGATGTTTTATTATTGTTTGATTTCCATCAGGATCGGTCAGTACTACTTCAATACACTGATACAGATATCCATTTTGCTGATTTAAATAATACTTACCATTATATTTTTCGCTTGCCGGATATTTTTCATCTGGATCTGTATATCCCTGATAGCTAACCTTTTCCCCGCCGGTATCCCAAATTGTTTGCGAAGCTGTAACTTCCGAACGGATCTCTTTCGCCGTCTGCGTGATCTGTGATTTAAGCGAATTAGGGTTGCTACCATCCGTTGTTTCACTAACAAGACTTGTGATTCTGTCCCGTTCCACTTTGATGGATGCTTCCAATTTTTTTGAAACTTTTTGTAATTCAGCTACCTTTTTCCACGAGGTCCCGCCTGATAAATACAGATATCCTGTTTTCTGATCCAAATAATATTTGTTTTTATACTTATCGGCCGGATAAACTTTATTACCTTTTGAATCCAGGATTGAATCCGGCGCACCGTAGGATGTGATTGCTATCGTATACCCTGTCGTATCCCACACATCTTCCGAACCGGCAACCGTCATCTTTATTTCGCTGGCCGTCTGATTTATGGACGATTCCAGACCTTCTTTTGTGTTCTTCACTTCGGTCCGAATTGTATCGGCTGTCTGTGTGATCCGTGATATCAGTTGTTCTTCTTTATTCTCGATCGTGCTCTGTGTCTTTTCAATGGTTCGCTCCAACACATTGCTCTTGCCTTTGAGCTTTAAAATACTTTTCTGTATTCTGTTCGCCCTGTTTGTCCGGTACTCTTCCCCATCCGCTTCCAAATCATCACGCAAAGCCTGTATACCTTTCAGGGTTCTTTTCAGAATATAGGACTCAATCAGTTCATATCTGGTCGGCAGCCGCACTGCATCCCCGACCTCAAGACACGGATTTCCTTTGCAGTCCGCTGTAAACGGACGGTAAATAATACCTCTGATCTTGGAAAGGATATTTTTTGCAATGCCTTTCAGTTCTTTTGTGCCTTTGCCATATACAAGAAAATTATCCTCGATCACATAAGCATTGTCTCCCGTACCCACAATCACGCCGATATCATTCTTCTGCTCCCGGATCTGTAACTTATTGATTGTTTTAACAAGAAAATCTTCATACTCAGCCGTTATATATAAATCCTTCCCGATACGGTTGCTTTTCGGATCTCTTGGGAACAAATCATCTGCCGGATAAAGATCGTTTCTCGGATAAAGTCCCTGTATATTCTGCTCCAGATATATATAATGAAACTTCCCGTCGCGCCCCATATGCCCCATACAGCCATTGATCTCACAAATACAGGACAACACTTCCTTGCCGCTCACGGATTCGCCTATGGTGCTCGATTCCTCTGTATCAGAACTTGTCTCACTGGATGGCGTGACCGCAACTGTTTTTTTAATAGACATGTTGTCATTGATAAGATCAATGTCAGCCTGCTCAATCCCGAAGTGCTTAAAAAAGCTGTCCCGGAATTGCTTCATTGTGACCGGATTATAAACTGTAACAGTCGTAGTTTTTCCATCTTTATCTTTCTGCTGCTCTTTATGGGATGGAAAGACAGTGTTATACCATGCTGCCACATCTGCATTTAAAATGTCATAAAGGGCATCATATGCAACTACATCTCGGTATTTTCTGTCAGCAGTCGGCGTATCGGAATAACCTTTGAATCTTCCTATCAAAAAGGGTTGATCTGTGTGCCCGCCAATTATCATCTTGACGGTCATCCATCTCCCTTTCATTGGAAGAAAAATATTTGAAACCTTGAATTTTACAGATCCGGCTTCAATGGCACCAAAAGTCAATTCAGACTGTGAACACAGGCTTTCCGTTAATTCAAACTCTTCCTCATGAAATTCAGTGTTTGTGATATGGATTTTTCCATCATCAGAAATAATCTCAAGCTGAATATCAATGCTATTCTGTTTAAATAAATCAGCATATTTAAAATCAATCATCCAATTACACCTCCATATCCGATAAATGCCAGCCGGAATGATCCATACTGGACCGTCCATTCATCTGCATAATCTATCTGATACTCCACGTCAGGCATATAGCAGTACATCGTTACATAATTACCGATTTCCGGCATCCACGCAGTAACAAGCGATTTCTTTTCGATTGCATGGGAATATTGGGATCTGATGTTATCCATCAGTGCACGCAATGCTTTCTCATCTATATCTCCCGGCGTTTCCCATTCTGTTTTAATTGAGACATTGCTCAATGCCTCCCGGTGCAATACTCCGTTCGCATCCCGGTAAGAATCAAGATCCTGCCCCTTGATTCCGCATTTATATTTCTTTGCTTCTATGTACCGGAAAGGAACTGTGTAATTGCCTACTTTTATTAAAAATCCGCTGTATGCCATTTATACGCTCCTCTCCTAAAAGTCAAATGCCGGGTTTCCGGTTCTCCGGTAATAGTCGTTTGCCTCTTCCCGTACAATTTTAAAAATCTTTCCTTCGTCCGCTACGATCCGCACCGTCTGCACGCCTTTCATCTCACTTGCAATCATTTCTGCAAGTGGCTTCATGTAAGACAGGTTATTTTCGAGCGGAAGTACTGCTTCGTGTCCTGCTTCTCCGATGTTTGCGAGAGTGCTGCCGGTTGTGATACCACCATTGGCAAGACGTGGGATGGAAACATTGCTGATTGTCGGAATGCTTAACCCGAACTTATTTCCACCTATGATTGGTACCCAATCAGGAATATCCCATTGCAGTCCGTTCAAAGCACCTATCATCGTGTTTAAACCGTTTATCATTCCATTCGCCATTTTCTCTACGCCGCCAAGCATTGTATTGATAATATTTTTGACTCCGCCCCACATATTTTGAAAAATATTCTCCACCTTTTCTTTCATATTATTAAGTGTGGTAATGACGTTGTCTTTTACATCCGTAAATGATTTTTTCGTATTATCTTTGAATTTTTCAATGATATCACTCACTCTTTCCCACATACCTGTCAATCCAACTTTAAGTCCCTCGATGATATAATCGCCCATTTCTGCCATTACAGTCGATGGGGAATGGATGCCAAAAGCATTCTTGAATCCTTCGATAAATGGGTTAAAAATATTTTCTACAATCCATGTTCCAACATTTTTCAATGCATCCAGTATTCCGTTATAGAGTCCCTCGATTACATTTCCACCAGCCTCTTTAATGTAGTCATTGAAGTAATCCTTTACATTATCCCAAGCGCTTTCGAGTAAGTCCCAAATACTATCCTGTAACTCAATAGCGGCCTTTAATGCCTGGAAAAGAAGTTCTGCAACACTCTCCATTGCACTCGCCCAGTCAAATCCTTTCAATAAATCCGCTATACTTTGCGCTATGTATATTGGTATCCCGCTCCAATCAATCTCATCAATTACACCACTAAGAAAATCACATAATCCCGCCAGTGCGCTTGATAATGTATCTCCGATAACTCCCCAGTCAAGTGTTTCAAAAAATCCTCCAATGGCATCAATGATCCCCTGTCCCAAGGCTTTCCAGTCTGTATTTTTTATTATTTCATCCAAAAATGAGAGTAACCCTGTGACCGCAGTTCCGATCGTTTCTCCGAACTCCGTCCACTTGATATTCTGGATTGCATTTGACAATGCCTGTCCTACGCTCTGCCCCATTTTTCCCCAATCGAGTGTCGAAACAAATCCATATGCTGTATCAATAGCCGCATTCAAACCATTGCTGATCGTTGTCCCCAACAGACTCCAGTCCAAATTATCTACCAAACCGCTTATTCCAGTAGCCAGTCCGGATCCCAGTTTTGTCCAGTCAACTGTTTCTAAGAATGTATTCAAAAATATAAGTGCTGTATTAATTCCCTGCGCAAGTGTATATCCTAATAAATTCCAGTCAAATTCACTTACGAACCCATTTATCAACGTACCAATTCGTTTTCCTGTCTTTTCTGCTTCTGCCTGGATAGAATCCCACGGAATACTTTTCATTGCACTGTTGAGCTTATCTGCAATGATTTTTCCGAGTTCTGTCCAATCCTCACCGGATAGTATATCTTTTATCTTTTTAATATTGTCTGATATCGGCATATCTTCATATGACACACCTGCAGTTCCGTTTCCGCCGCCACTGCCAGAATCATTTGAACTGATAACATTCAGTTCATCAAATCCCTGTAATGCACCCTTCGCTTTCTTAGCGGCATTCGCAGTGTTATTTAAGGATTTTGCATAGTCTACCTGTTGGTTCTTCGCTTTACTCCATGTACCTTTTCCAGAAAGTGCAGAAAACAACTGATTTAAAAGGTTGACCGCTTTGGTAAGCCAGTTGCAGAGTGTTGTTAAAGCCGGTGCCAATGCACTGACAATCGGGACTGCTGCTGCACCGATCGCATTTTTTAAATTCGTTGCCGATGTTTTAAGTTCTGACATTTTCTGATTGAAGTCACCGGAATACTTTGCGTAATTCTGGATTCCCGACTTAATACTATCAATCATCGCCCGGAACGCTTTTGAAACCCACTGAAACACCAATATTGTTAGAGCAATTTTCTTTACTCGTTTACCAAATTTTTCAATCATTCCGCCTGATTTCTTGGTATGATTAAAAATACTATCGAAAACTCTTTTTGCAGCACTACCAACCGAAGATAAAGCACTTTTTGCTTTTCCGACCGTCGGAATCATGCCGGCAATCGCTGTCTTTGCCTTTTCAGCAGCTTTTTGTGTTTTGCTAAGACTCTGCTCGCCCGTGTTTCCGGCTCTGGCTTCTCTGTCCGCAACTTCATTCATCCGCTGATTTAAAATCTCCATCTGGCTATTTACTTCTCTTAATCTTTCTGCTTTTTGCTGATACTCTGTGGTGCTTTTGGGATCAACGTAGGCAGTACCTTCGTTTCTCATCTTTCCTTGATATCTATTTGTCGCCTTAATTTCTTCCTTTACCTGTTTTATTTTTTCACAAATATCATCCCATGCTGTACCAGTTATTTTTCCTTTTTCAGTCATTTCATTCTGTTGCTGCATTAATTTGGCAAGTTCCTGTCTTAATTTGTGGCTTGCCGCATTTGCGTCTTTATATTGCTCTGTTGGAATCTTCTGCCGCTCCATCTGCCGCATCTGATCGGTAAGACGCTGTGATTCCCGCGTCAGTTTCTGAAACCGTGACTCCAACTGCAACAGGCTGCTGGATGCATCTCCATTTTCAATTAATGTCCTTATTCTGATTTCTCCATCATATCCACCAGCCATATGCAATCCTCACTCCCTAAACTAATCCCAGTTCCTTTTCTGCTTTCTTCTTTGCTCTGATTTCTGCCATCATCTGATCGTATTCGTCAATCTTTGTTTTCTCATCCTCGGTATACTCTTTCTTTTCTTCCGGCTGTTCTAAGGCATACATTTCCTGTGCGTCCTTAATCGCCTGTCTCTCTTCTTTTCCCATCTTGGATGTGATTTTCTTCCTGCGAATCTCTATAACCTGTTGGAATGATGACTGTTTATAAGGCATATTCCACAGCAGACCATTGAACATCCACCAGTGCATATCATCCAAGGAGAGATCGATCCCATATATCTGCCGGAAATCTGCATAGATACGCCACTGGTCAATGTCGTAATCTACCAGCCTGCGGTTATCCTTTGATGATCCCGGCTTGTCATGAAACCAGCCATTTAGAAACCACTCTACACACTGACGAAGATCATCCCCGTCCGGGTGCTCCCGTTCATCGAACAGCAGATAGATCAGTGCATCACTCTTCTCATACTCATTCAGTTCTTTGTCATACTGCACAAGGAATACCTGTATGCCGATACGAAATGATGTATTGACCTTGTACCCGTTCCATTCCTCAGGCAGCGGATCGAGCATGACGTTAATCATGCCCGCGCTCCTTTTCTGCCGGAGTTATAGCGTTTTCTGGTCATCTCGTAACGCTTGCCGAAGAGTTTATTCATGACCGGGATGATCTTCTCGACAAATTCCACCAGTGCCGTCTCGTCCGGCGTGAAATCTCCATACACGTTCTTTACCGTATCTTCCCCGAACAGACCGTCGATCTCTGCTGCAATCTGTTTCAGGTACTTCACCCGGATTCTGTTTGCCTGTAAAACCGACTCAACATCAACGTTGTCAGAATCTACCTCATCCTGTGCATGTTCTTTCTTCCATGCTGCCGCCTCTTTCTCACAGTTCTCGGAGATTCTTTCCAGTTTGTTGATGACCTGTCCGAATCGCTCGGCTGTGTCGGCATCTGCGACATTGATGCTCAACACGGTAATGACATCCCCGTCCTCATTTTTAATTGCAATTTTTCTGACACCACTGTCTAATACTAATTCTTCCATAAATTACCATCCTTTCAGAAATCGGGCAGGACTGAAAGGAACCCACCCGATTATGCTAATTTTTGATTAACACCGTTTATTATTTTCCTGATGTACCGGACGCTTTCGCCGCCCATGTAAATGTGCCATCACCGGCGATCGTGATCGTTCCAAGTTCTACCGCACCATTTCCGTTGATCTGAATCGAAGATGTCAGCGTATCGCCGCCGGATCCGCCTGTGCTTGACGGGCATACCGTAACCGGGACTCGGATGCAATCGCCTGTATTTTTTGTAATGTCTGTTTTGTAATATCTGTAATAATATGTCTCACACTGCTTTCCAGTCGGGAACATTTTGAACATCGTGTCGATTGCAGTCTGCATATCATCAGACATATAATCACGCTCCGGTGTTGTGGAAAACTCATATCCCTTTACCGTATTGTTTGCATTTTTCATATTGACGTACTGGGTTGACTCAGTATTCGGTCCCCAGTCCTCTGTGATCTCTTTGTAGCCATCGCCCATCTCTACGATCTTGGCTGTGCTTCCGATGAGTGTACCAATATCAAGCAGAGAAACCATATTTGTACGATCTTCTGCGAAAAACTGTAAATTCGTATTCATAATGAATGCACTTTTCTTCATGACTTCTTATCCTCTCTTCCCTACTTTTTATAAAAATATTTAAGCTGCATATTCACAGCATACATAACCGTTTTATCATCCTGTTCACTGCCAAACACTGGGGAAGTCCTTGCGATTGACTGCAATGTCAGATGCGGGTCCTTGAATTCGATCCCGCTCTCTTCCATCCATGCAGCAAGATTGTTTAACATTTCCTGTGCTTCAATGCTTGCCTTATTGGTAGTTGGTGCACATTTATAAACCATCTGAAATGGCATCTGCGCCACATAGCTGCCACTGACATACTTTTTCAGATATACTGCCCCCTGTATGGGGAATAATCCAATGGATCTGTCCGTATTGATGGAGTTCCATTTTATTGTGGTGTTGTCAGCCTTAAATAACTTTGGGTAATCCGGGTATGCCAGGGCAAGTGCAAGAATGCCTTTCTGTGCGTTCTCTGCATCCCGGATGGTAAGTTTTTCTGGCTCTGCCATTTATACGCCTCCTACTTCAAAATGAGGTAAAATATCCTCATATTTATCAATCGTTGTTACCTTGTAGCAATCGTCACAGTGATCGAGCAGCCATTGATAGGCATCATTTTTCGGCAGTATTGTACCCGTATGATCCCCCTTGATAAAGAAATCCTGTGCCGGATTAAATGTCAAAAAGTACTGCTTGCATTTGTCCGGCATGTTTTCCCACTCTTTCGGGGGAAGGTATGGTTTGACAATATTGCCAAAATCAACATACAGTTTCACTACATCCGCGCTGTCCATGCCGCTCTTGGAGACATTTGCTCCCTTGGTTTCCACAAGGTCTACACCCTCGAGCAGGGTCGGATAATATGTTTCCTCTTCGGTTTCCGCGTTGAATGAGCGATTGAAAATGGTAACTGTCTTATTATCAAAGAATCCCATCATTCATACCCCGTATATAATAATCCGGTGCCGGACAGGTATTCGCATACCGTGTCATAACACAACCGGTTCTGCGCTACCTTATCCCCAAGCACCTTATCAATAAGCGTTTCATTACTTCCGAAGCTGATCGATCGACCGCCAGAGGACATTGACTTCACATTGCCGCCCTTTTCGTCACTGGCATGACTGGTCTTGAAATCTATCTGATAGAGCAGATCCGCCAATGCACAGGTGGCTTTCTGGATTTTCTCGTCAAATTCTTCCTTGGCAGCATCATCAATATGCCCGTAGGTCAACTGATTCAACTTGTTAGATGCACGATCTTCCCACTTGGGGAAAAGGGATTCCCCGATAGAATCCCCATAATATTTTTCTTTGTAGAAGTCATATGTGGTGTATCCCATCAGAAATCCCCTTTCTTTATCCTCTGGTAATGATCTGCGCAATGTTGATTGCTCTTGCCGGGAAATAATCCGGTTTATCAGAAGAGTTGTTCTGTGCAATCTCCCAGTTTGTTCCTGTCTCCAGCTGTGCATTAGTCGGAGAAATCACGCCTGTGTTCTTCCAGGAAATACCATACGGGGCAAACACTTTTCTCTGTCTGGTATACAATGTTGTCTCTCCACCATTCTTCGCCGGATTACGATCCATTTCAGATGCAACCTTTACACCACAGTTTGTGTACTCGATTGCTCCGTTGCCAAGAACATAGGTGGTATATTTTGTATATCCATCCCCCGCACCCTTAGAAGATTCTGCAACATCCACAGCTGGCATCGTATCATCAATGAGTACAATTCTACCGTTTAAAGTCGCAAGGCCAAGATCCCGTTCGATTCCATCACCGTCTGTGTATTTCATATACTCTAACAGCTTAAGATTCTCCAAGTTAGTAGCGATCACAGAATGCATAATTGCAAGAGAGAAGTTTGCTTTTCTGTCTCCGAGTGCTTTCTGCATTGCATTGTTAAGGGTTGTAGGTCCGAAAGTATTTTCTGTTTCTGCAGTAATATCGTAGGTGTGCGCATCTACGAACTTCTTACCCTCTCCGGTGCTCATAGAGAACACACCTTTAAGGATGCTTAGAAGCGTATCCTGATCTACATCATCCCAGAACTCTGCAACCTCTCCGGCTGCAGCGGAATAATCATCCCCCGAAATATCAGATACAAAATCTTTCTCTGTCCATCCCTGCGCCCTGCCGACAACGATACGCCCCATAGTGTAATTGCCGCGCTCTTCTGCTGTAATGTCTGTCTTGCCGTCATAATTTACGGTCTTGCCAGATAAACGCGCCTTGATCAGAGTTGTGATAAAGTTACCGCCCTTCTGGTCTGGCAATAAAGATGCATACTCGCCACGCTCTACGATCGCGCCGCAATGAAGCAGCTCATTTAAACGCAGATTCGGAGTCTCGCGCACTGCCGCATCAAATACTTCACCATTGAAATTTACCAAATCAAATAATGCCATGTGTTATTTCTCCTTCTTTCTGTTCAGATATGGCGTAATGTCCATATCCGGGTTTTTGTTTTTCAGTTTCATAAGTTCAGCCGTAGAAAGTTTTGCCCCATCCGGCTGATTAATTGGATTTCCGACAATCTGGCTGCGGTTCTGCTGCGCCTGGAATGTCTTATCATCAATGAGAATGTCCGGCTTATAATTGCCTTTATCATCCTTGACAATGGCGTCAAACAGATCTGAAATACTTTTTCCGCGTGCTTCATCAGAGTTAAGTTTGTCGACCAGCTGCGCTTTGATCGCGTCTGCCGTGATAGCATTAACAAAATGCTTATCAGCAAAGAAATCTGTTACAAGGCCATCAAGCCTTGCCCTTTCGTCTTTCTCTGCGCGCTCCTTACGTTCTGTCTCCAGTGTGGTCGTCAGTTCTGCAATCTTCTGATTCAGTGCATCTGCATCCGGTGCGGAATCTCTCATAGTCTGTAATTCCTTTTCAAGAGTTTCCTGCTTTCCTACAAGTTCCTTATTTTTTTCTTCGAGTTCCTGCGTTTTGGAAAGTTTCTTGTCCAATTCCTGCTTAGAATATAATTCCTCGCCCATACTCTTTTTGATGGATTCTTTCTGCTCATCTGTCAGTGACAGACCAATCTTCTCCAATTCGCTGATTACTTTTACCATGTTCCTTACCTCTTTCTTTCCAAGTTTTTACTCCGGTCAGTCCGGCGCGAATGAGTTGCTATTTACTCCATAGCTGGCAATCGGGAAAGCGGGATTCGAACCCACATCTTTTGTTTTTATTCTTCCTGTTGAACTATTTCCCAAAAACCAAAAGAGCCAACCTCTTAGATCTTTCTAAGAAGTCAGCTCCTTTTAGCTGTTGCACATAGCCATTTCTATGCGCCAATTATCAAATTTTCTTTTTTCTTACTTCATATACCTTGATTCCATCTTTAGAAGCATGGATCTCTACCGAATTTCCTTTTTTCAACGACTCCGCCATCTGTTTCTTTTTTTCGTCGATCATTTTCTCTATGTTTTCCATATCTTTTACCTCATGCCTTAATTGTATCATGAGATTGAAAAAGATTTGTGCCATTTTTTAAGCGCACAAAAAGCACCTGTATTTCAAGGTGCCATGTGCTGTATTACATGAAAGGAGGCTCAGAATGAATAGGTGAAACCCATCTGGCAATATTATAATAACTCATATTGGGATATAATTTGTGCCAAAATAAAAGAATGATATATTGCTTCTAAATATCAAGTCTGCCCTCTCTGATCGCTGCACAAAGCATAGATAATGATTCTGTATAACCCATTACTTTTTGCTTATCTGCTTCGGATGCATCTGATTGCATAAAAGCTTTTACTTCCTCTTCTACCTCGAAATATTCTTCTTTTGTGTATTTTTTCTCGTGCATTTTTGCAATCAATTTATCCGCTTCGCTTGAATTTTCAGTAATCATATATTTTTTATTATACTCTTCTATTTTTTTTATAAGACCTTTAATGTCCGCCATTTCTACCACCTTTCAGCCTTTCAACAAATCCCATAACCTCGTTATAATCTTCAAATGAAGCTCTGACTTGTCTTAGACATTCATCTACCCTATTTTCTAACCATTGATACCGGTCTGGAAGTGGAACGTTAAATATTTCCTTTGCAAACTCCATATCTGTTCCAAATAAAAAACTTTCATTCAGTGTCTGCAAGACTATCGTTTTATCTTCGTAAGCCGGCAAATTTATAATATTCTTTTCGGTGCATATTTGCTGCTTAAGCCATTCAACTGTTGCCTCTTCGATATACTCGTTTGCACTATATACCTCTGGTTTATAATAGCTTGCAGAACAAGAATGGAGCATCTCGTGCCACACTACCCCATCGTCAACCGTATCCACAAGTGAAATATCGCATGACCATTCCTTTCTCCCTAGCGTTTGCTCCTCTATCAGCGTGTTATCAACTTTTATATTTCCACTCCATTTCGACGGTCTGTCAGAGTACTGCGTTATTTCATTCTTTATCTGCTGTGCAGTCTGTTCAAACTCTTCCCTTGTCCTTTTAGTATATCCCACATTCTTCGCTTTTTCCATCGGAACTTTGACAGAATTGCTATAAGCCGTCGCCCTGCCGTTTGCCTTTGACGCCTGTGTCCTCTTAAATCCGGCTACCTTTATTCTATCAGCCTGTGTCTGCAATCCATTATCCGCACAGAATTGCTTATACTGTTGATTCTGTATCCGCAGTTTATAAGCAAGTTTATCATATTGTGGCTGCAACATATCTTTTACATCAGTCTCTGCTATGCCGCTTAACTCTGCCTGTTTTGCCAGCAATTCGCGCTTGGTCTGCCGAATAGCACGCTCCATTGATCTCTGCTGCTGTTGTTTCTCATACAATTCCTGACTCTCGTGCACATTAATTTTAGGATTTCCATCTGCATCAACATAAGGATTTCGCAGAGACTTATCCCACGGCTTATGGGAATGCCTGCAATTATATCCATGCAGTCCAAGAGGATCTACAACTCTTCCCTGTCCTGTCTTTGGATCTACGGTGTATCCGGTTGCATCTAACAGATTTGGTGCGTCTTTATCACTCCCGACGATTTTATATACTTTTCCCTGCCAATGATCGTGTGATGGTATTCCATCCGGGAACTTTTTGCTATGCCGCGCTCCCATATGTGCCGATACAAGAACATACTCTATTCCTTTTTGCGCTATGTATTGATTAGTTACCTGAGCAGCCGTCTGATTCATAGAAGTAACGACACAACAACGCACTGCCGCTTCTAAAGAGCGCCTGGCACCCGTCGGATAATCAATCACAACGCCACTCTGTGCATATCTGTCAAGCACTTCACATATTGCACTGTTATACGACTGCATACCAGATGCCACACGGTAATCTACCTCATTCAGCATATTGAGTAAATCTCTCTGCGTCTGCAACATAGTTGTCCGCGTAAGGTTATTCAATTCTCCGAATGTTTTCATCATTTCGGCATTCATTGCCATGATGGCTGCATTATTTTGCAAAGGTGTTTGAACATCTCCAAGCCGTTTTAAAACCTCTGCATCATCAGAGAATGATGTCATAACACTATCACGCAATAAACGCCGCACTTCGTCCCTGCTCTTTCCTGTCATTTTTGAAATTCTTTTTACAATTTCAGTATGATGCAATCCCATCTGCTGGAGTTTCCAAAGTTCCCGATCAGTAGTGCCAGACATTTCCCCGGATTTTATCAAACGCATTGCTATATCACTGATAATCCAATCTTCCAGTTCCTGATACATTTCTATCAGTTTATCTGATTTTCCGTAAAAATAATCCGGCGTTAACATTATCCTCTTCCTACCTCTCTCTTAACCAAATCAACTAGGCGTTTGCAAAACGCCACAAGCCGCATAAATACGGCATTTTTTGTTGCCAAATTAAAATAACTCCTCACCGGATATGGTATAATAGAGTTGACAAAAAACTAAAAACCATCTTCCAAGAAAGGAGTTATTCTGATACATATGATACCATATAAACAGCTCTCTTTGGCAGATATTTTTCAAGATTGCCAAAATAAATTTGATAATGACAAACCTGCCTTTCTTTCTCTATTAGAAACTCACATCGACATCGATGAGTTTATTCCGATTTCTTTTAGAAATCATTTTTATGCATCAACGGGAAGATCCCGTAAATACCCTTTGCGCGCTTTTCTGTGGGCTTTGATTATCCAGCATATTTTCTCAATCCCTACAGATCAGCTTCTTCTCACTTTTCTTTCTTACTCCAAACCACTCCGTGATTTCTGTGGTTTCACCAAGGTTCCTGATTCTTCAAAAATCACCCGGTTTAAACAAGATTTTCTTGATGACTTACAGCTCGTTTTTGACAGACTTGTTGATCTGACTGAACCCATTTGTCAGGCTGTTGATTCAGCTAAAGCAGATATGACCATCTTTGATTCTTCAGGCATTGAAGCTTTTGTTGCTGAAAATAACCCAAAGTACGCTAACCGCATTATCAGACAGCTTAAGGCTTATGCGAAAGCTAACCACTTCGATAAGAATTATGACCCTTATAAAGCTGCTTATGGTTCCATGCCTACGCATGCCTCTGCAAATCCAGAGATTAAACAGTTATACATCAACGGTCATTTCTGTTATGTCTTCAAATTTGGCATCATCACCAATGGTCTTGGAATTATCAGACATATCGCTTTTTATAACAAAGCTTTTATGTCTTCCCATCCTGACATTGCCGTTGAAAAGAAATCTGATTCGCCGGATGAAGACAAGTCTGTTCATGATTCCAGACTTTTAATTCCAACTCTGAAAGATTTCTTTTTTAAGCATCCATTGATTAACCCAAAAACTTTCCTTGGCGATGCTGCTTTTGATACTGCGGCACTCTATCCCAAACTTCTTACCGGCGATACTTTCGGAAATCATAAGCATTTTGATAAAGCTTATATCCCACTGAATTCCAGGGCTGGTCTTGAAAAACAGGACTACACGATTAATGAAAATGGGATTCCCTGCTGTCCTCATGATGATTCACTTCCCATGAAATATGAAGGAATATCAAAACTCAGAAGCGGTGTTACCAGATATAAGTTTGTCTGCCCTAAAATCAAGTGGATCAAAAATGAATCTACTGGCAAGTACCAGCGTCACTGCACATGCAATAATCCATGTACAACGTCCTCTTGCGGCAGAATGGTGTATATTTATCCTGAAAAAAACCTTCGTGCCTATCCTGGAGCTATTCGTGGTACAGAAGAATGGAATAACACCTACAAAATCAGAACCACCGTAGAAAGAGGCATTAACCATATCAAAGATAATCTCTGCCTGGCCGGAAGAAGGACTCAAAATGAGAAAACACTTCACGCCGACCTGATTCTTGCAGGTATTACTCAACTGATAACCGTTGTACTTTCTGACAAAATCAATCATCACGAATTTATTCGCAGCTTAAAACCTCTTATTGCTTAGGACTTACCAACTCAATAAAGTCTATGGCTTATTTAAGTGCGCCTAAAATAAAAAGTTATCCACTTTTCATCATTAAAATCATGCTATGCACAATTCCGTTTATATTTTGATTCAAGATTACAAGCGAACATCGTGAGTTTCGCAATTACCTAAACCAAATCAACCCATTCCTGACCATGTGTTTCCTTCGCTCTCTCAAACCAATGATCCGTAGCTTTCGGATGCCCGTTCGCATCGTAGTGCAATGGCCTGCCAGTTGGATATTTCTTTTCTCCGCTGCGCGCCCATGATCTTCCATCCTCTGTCAGATACAATTCTCCCATATACTGATAATGCGCATATGGCACATTCGTCTCAATCAATCCGGGTTCAACAATATTCGTCGCTCCTACCATAAATCCCTGTTGAAACGGCATATATGGAATCATGTCATTCAAGACCTGCATGTCCAGTTTATCCTGTGCGCGTCTAAGATTTCCGTCAATTCTGCTTGTATCAAGCCTTATATTTACGTTTCCAACGGTCCTGTCGTACCTCATTTACATCCCCCATACTGCAATCGCCGCACTTACCATTAAAAATCCCCAGTAAATTGTGTCACATATTTTTTTCTTTTTCCTTGCCTTATCCATTTCTTCTATAAATGAAACACAAAATAAAAGCATGATTATTTTTAGCACCATCTTTATTCCTCCCCGTACAGTCCGCCTTTGTCCTCCCCTGCATTTTCTTCGTCACACTCCGCAAACATCTCATCAATCTCTTTATCATTAAATCCCTCATATTCTTTGAGGTATTTTCGTTTACTGTATACACCATTCATCATAAGCTGATATGCTCTGGTTCGATCCTGTTCAAACGATGCCAGCAGATCCTTAAAATAAAATACATCTTCATCCGCTACACTTTCATCCAGTGCGTTGACGTACCCGCTCGGCATATTAAAAAATACATCGCAGTATTTGTCCAGTGCATATACCAGATCCTTGATCGCAGATTTCAGTGCATTCCTCATATCTGTGATGGTCTCCACGGTCTCGCTGTCGTCACTTTCAATCTCCGTTGCTGTGGCGATCCCTGTCTTGCGATCAAGAACAAACTGCCCCTGTGAGAATCCTGCCTTGGTTGATATCATAGATAAAATGGAATTAATATCTGCAACTCTCTGTTCTGTCAACAGTGTTGGTACATGTTCATTAACCGTATTAGAAGCTTCAACCCCCATCCTCAATCCCTTTACAAATCTTGGAAGTTCAAGTCTTTCCTTATCTCCAGTATTCTTATCGCGTTTCATCAATGCATTTTCATCAATAAATGTAATATGCTGCGAATCATCGACTTCATCATCTTTTCTACTCCACGCTACATCCAGATTGCACAGTTCCTCGATACAATTTGCAAATACTGCCACGCCCTCCGGTGATGTATAGTCAATGGTGTTGTTATACGGCATCTTGAAATACCCAAACAATGGCTTTTCCACATTGGAGATTGTGACTGATTCCGGTATATTCTTCCACTCCGGTACATCTGCCAGTGCAATGCTGCGCCCCAGACTGTCGCTGCCCTTTGATCTGAAAGCCTTATTCTCAATGGTGTATGTTCTTCCAACTCCTTCTCCATCGTCAGAGATTGAAGATGTAAAGTGCTGATACTCCAATCTGGTATAGTAATTATCTCCCTTGATCTGCCGGTCAATAAATATAACCCCAAGGATATCCCCGTTGCTGTTCTTCTCTGTCACTGCAAAGCTGCCTGGCATTACATAGTCGATTGCTCCCGCCGGATTATATGTACCGCTCGGCTTAAAAATAATGCCGCCCGCGCCACAGGCATCCTCTACCTTATCCCGGATGGACTTCTGGATCATTGCGCCAATGCACTGATTGATATAATCCGCCCTGTCACTGCCGCTGATTGTCACATTGAGATCCAGACAGGTCTTTTTGCTGGTGTAATAGCAGAGAAACTTTGCAAAATTGATTGTGCGCACAGTCTTGCTCATCCAGTACGGTCTACCCTTAATGATGTTCTGCCACTCGATCTGTGCCATCTCCATCAGATCAGAAGAAATAATATCAACATTAAATTCTTTTTCCGCACTTGTTTTAAATAAATTCATGAAAAACTCCTTTACTCGTGTGAATATGTTCATATGCCACCGCCTTAAATGCCAAGCTGTTTATATACTTCATCTATCTTGTGCCACTGAATAGCAAGCCAATCTACCATTTCTTCATTTTTTGCCCAACCGCCATTATACTGGTTTGAAGAATCTGATAATCCACTCTCGTTCAAAAATGCATGCACAATTTCATGGCGCAACGTCTTTTTCCTGTATGACTTCTGTTCTTCTTCACTCAGGTCAAAGTATTTTTCTTCTGACATATCCGCAACAACAATCAATTTGCTCTCTTCGCCACAATAACCGGCTAATCTATTTTCTTCCAGATACTTATCCTCTGATACTTTGTGTGTCTCAATTTTGTATTCTGTTCCGAGAACATTAATCTTCATATTCTCCATCGTCCTCTTCCTCCTCATCTTCGTCTATCTCATCATCATAAAGTCCATTGTTGCGGCGACTCTCCATAATCACGCGGTTCAATCCATAGATCAGTGCCATTACACAGTCCTCGCCAATCTTTGGGTACGCATCTGAAAAGCTACCGTCTGCCAACTGCTCATGCTCCAAGGTTGTAAGCTCATGCGCAAGGTGCGGGCATCGTTCCGGATCAACCACAATCTTTGTGGTCTGCTGCAGCCATTCCCAGCAATAATCCCTTCCCTTGCCGGAACCCCAACGCTTTTTGGCACCAATCGCATTAAATCCCCAGTCCTGCAACTCTGCAATGGCATCCGGTCGCGCTGAGTCGCATATAATTTCCTCTGTAATATATTTTTTGATTTTCCTAGCAAATGTGCTATTTTTACATTTCTTGGCGTACACCTCATCCACACAATACAATGTGTCCATATCCTCGTCATACCATGCTTTTTGAAATGTCTGTGGATGCTCAAATCCAAAGTCCAGACCATGATAAAAAAATGGCATATTTTCAATTTCTGCATCCGTGATGGTCCGCTCTTCCACATTATCGAAGATGCCGCCGCCGGTACCGGTCACTTCGCCCATATAGTTATTGCGGTAATATAGCGGCTTATGCACCTTGAACCACTCCGCGCGCTCGAAAAATCGTTTACCGAGCCACTTCACCGGCACGTTGTAATAATAACTGTGGCAGATCCTTGTCTGTGGCTTTGTTTTACACTCTTCCACATATTGATTCATGAAATTATTCTTACTTTTGGGTGGGTTGAATATCTTGATATCCAACGCTGGCGTATCAGATCTGAGAAATGTATCTTCGATATTATCCATCTGCTCCACGCCTGCCATTTCGTCACATTCTTCATGAATCAGCATTTTTACATATCCAAATGGAACATTAAACGATTTTAAACTGATAGGTTTATCCGCTCCCACAAACATAACCATCTGTCCGGTCGGCTTATACACCGCGCACATAGGAGACTGTTTGAAATCCCAGTTATCCAGATCATTGTACCGGATCACAGTCTTCATGAACTGGTTATAAACAGATCCACGCAAGTCAACCTTGTATCGTCTGGTATATGCAATATGTGCCTGTGGATCCTGCCGGATGGTCTCGTATGCCAGGTCTCCCCAGAAGTTGGACTTGATAGAACCACGACCGCCCTTAGATACAATCTCATGCACATCTATCTCCCCGGCAAATGCTTCATGCACTGTTCGGTAGATTTCCACAAAATCGGAAGTAATGTCTGTGATTGGTATCGTCCACAGAGGTGCTTTCTCCCGCTTTTCTTTCTCCTCCCGTTCAATTCTCTGCTTTTCTGCTATTGTCAGTGCTTTTTCCAGTCCATCCATTGCCTTAAGTTGATCCTTGAACTCCGGTGTATATCCCCATCCATCCCTCAACATACCTTTTGCTATCATGCTTCTGCGTTCCTGTATTTCTGCAAGACTCATAATGTCACGGTGCTGTTCTTTCTCGATACGCTCCATCTGCTCGGCGATACTTTCCGAAATATTACTTTTCCTTACATTCTCGGATCCTGTGATAGCAGCTCGCGCTTCTGCGTATCCCGCATCCTTTGCTGCTTGCGTAGCGTTTCCACCGTTCTTAATATATTCAGCAGCAAATGCTTCCTGCTTTGGCGTCAACTTCTTCCCGTTTTTCTTATCTTTCGTTCGTTTTGGACGTTCGCTTTCGTTCGCTTTGCAATCCGAACGTTCGTTATCCCAGTCATATGTATTTTTCCATCTGCGGATTGTTCCTTCCGGTTTCCCAAGCTGGTCAGCAATGTCCACCAGCTTCATGCCGTCCTTATACAGTTCATTTGCCTCATCAGCTAATGGATTTTTCTTTGCTGCCAACCGATCATCTCCTTTCATGGCAATAAAAAAGGACGTACCGTTATGGTACATCCTTATTGTCGCAAGTGTTCGGAGTCGAACCGAACTCTCCTCTATCAAGGCGTAATCACCAGAGTATACTACGCTTGCTAACAAGAAACACCCCGATCACTCGGAAACCATGCGTTGGTTGACGCCGCTTTTATTTAAGCTACTGTTTCTTGTTTATATGATTGTACCATATACGTTCTACCTTCTCAACCATCTTCTTTTCCTTGGGTAATAATCCAGTTGCTCCTTTGGAATTATCATTTTCGTTATGATTATATCCATGATGCACATGTGGTTTTATCCCTTTATGTGGATGATTGAGATCTATTTGTTTCTTTCTTTTATTCTGCTCATCGTAATATGTAATTTTCAGCAAATCATTCCCTCCCACGGTCACATACACTCTGCCCTCCGTCATCGTTTCAAAAAGTGATTCTGAGTTTCTGGAATTTGCTTTTACAAATTTGACATTCTCATGTTCTAATATCGTATGATACTGACTGCCATACGGATTTTTATTTTCGCTTAATCCACTACTTGCTCCTCTTCCACCCATTCAGTATCCTTTCAAAGACTTAAATATTTATAGCCATTTTTCTTTGCATATTTAACAGCTTCTTCTCTCGATTTAAAACTACTTCTAACATTTTCTTTTATCTTGATTTTCTTTTCGTGATAATTATCTTCGTCATCCCAATGTGACAATACATCTCTGGTACCAGTCATATAGAACACCGTTCCATGTGGTGTATTTTCCTTACTTATGACAACATTTCCACTTAATTTCCCAAATCCGCTAGAGCCACCACGTCCACCAAAAAATTGTAAATCCACTACCACTGCGCCACCTCCGCCTCATGCCACTTCTCGCTGAACTGTTTGATATGGACGATATTTCCCTTACACTCGCCTGGGACTCTGCCATAAAAAATAATCTGTGTAGGCTGTAATCTCTCTACCATCTCAAGATAGCCATCCAAAAACCGCTGTTTCTTTTCTGTGCTGTTCTGTGTCCCGACAGAAGAGACCGCAACAACACCCTGTGTAGGTTCTCCATCAAAGCACCATTCAAACGACTTCCGATCGCTCCAGCAAATCGTAGGAATAACATTAATTCCATGCATCTGCCAGTACGCGCCGAGCCAGTGCTTACGGTAATGGTTATAGATCTGTAACGACTTTGGAAAATCCGTATACAGACTGAAATCCGGTGTCAGCACATACCTAAACCGTTGCAACATTGCCGTGTACTTATCCGGGTCTGTCCATACTCTGGTAAACTGGTAATCATCCAGGAAGAAATGTACTGCCTTATTCTCCGGTTCTTTTGCGTTCCTCGCATAATTGAATCCGATAAATTCTGCATTATCAAATTGTACAGGCTCTAACTCCGGTATGTCATACTGACCAACTCCATCAAATAACATCCTCTGTGCATTTTCGTAATTTCTCTGTGTTTTATACATGGCATAGTCCTTTCCTCATATCATAATTATAAGACAGGTCAAGCATGGATTTGTGCCAACTTTAGGGCATAATAAAAGAGAGGCTGTTATTCCTCTCTTCCCCATACAATCATATACTGCCCGTTCTTTTCTTCCACCAAATGCGCCATTCTCTGCCGCATAAGCCTCTGCGCTGTGCCCTTTCTCCTGTAAAAGCTACGCCTGCTGATTGGAAGAATGCCGTAGTGTGCTTCAAGCATGTCGTAACTGGTCCCAATAATGATTGATTCTGTCAGTTTGTCAGCTATAATGCTGTCCACACCCATGCAGATCTCGTATACTTCTTTTTCATTCACACGCATTCCCCCTCTAAAACTTGCTTGCTCTATTCTTCTCCCTGCCAGATCTTCGGTGTACCATCAGCATTGAGCATGACTGTAAGCCCAGCTCCAAATCCGCGACCATATTCAACATATAAATACATCACGCCAGTACCCTTATCTGCATAAATAGTATAAACTCCGCTGTATTCCACTTCCGTTAACATCTTGTCCTGTTCTGCGCCAACATTTGCACTCTCGCATCCGGCAATCAGGAGTGTTGCTGTTATGATGGCTGTTATAAGTGTCTTTCGCACTGCATTAGACCTCCGTATTTTCCTCATATTCCTCTTTGCTGATGTTCCTGATGCATTCCTCACTCACGCCTAAACTTTTCGCCATGTTTGCAATGGCTCTTTTCACATAGTCGTATGCACTTTCTTTAAAAATCCTTGGCTTTTCTTCTGTGACTGTAAAACACATATTCTGCTCTGCATATCCAACGGAACCCTCTCCGCCAAACGTTTCTGAATCCTTAATTTCAAAGTATAATGATATTCTGATTTTCATTTCATTCATTGTTTTTCCTCTCTTTCTCAAAGTTCATCGATCATCTTTGAATACTCGTTATACTGTTCTTCCGTCACATCTGCGACATTGTCCAGGAAAAAATATAAATATCCTTTTGAGTACTCGGCTGACCATAGTTTTAATTTGATTTTCTTTTTGGCTATTTCATAATAGAAACCGAAATTCATTATTATATTTTTCATGAGATGACCATTCCTCTCTTCTTGGTTTTGTTATCTGGTTCTAAAATAAACTCATCTGGTTCTCGTCGTACTGATAAATGCGTCCAGTCATG